GCACAAATGGAGAAGTGATGAAGTGTAATGAAGGATCCCTTGACCCATGTTTGATTCATTCTTATACATAAGCGATTTAGTTCTTAAAAAAGATTCTTTGAGACTTTTCAATCCAGGAAATGTGTGTTTATGAGCATTTTTTTCATCATAATACCAAGCTCTAACTAATCTGTCAGGAAGGACACATTCTTTATTTTGGTGTTTAATCAAGAGATCGACTATAAAAGGAAACAAAGTTCCTAATTGTTTCTTGAATGGTGTGAATAAATATAAAAATTGGATGGGTACAAATGATGGCCCCCATTTGGATTTATCAAATGTGATGTGTATTGGAACTCTAAGACCTTTGTATTTTTTTGATGTGTATAACGCAGATTTTATACTTTCATTTTTCTTCACACCATGGGTCAAAACTTCTCTCCTATCATATTGACAAATATTTCTAGACAAAGTTTCTAGGACATTGATTCTAATCCTAACTTCCATGGGTAATATTAAGATCTCTCTAACACCCCCTATTTGATTCTTCTTAAAAACATGGTAATATGTTTCTGAGTCCCTATATTTTTCAACAACATCAAAAGTTTTCCACAAACCTTCTTTTAACAATTTATTAACAGCCTCTATACACCTAACTCTTGGGTTTTGTCTTTTACTCTCCATTGAAAATGTTGTGTTTATCAATTGTGAAGATGATTTAAAGGTTGCAAATTCATCTAATGTTTTATTTAAGTTGTTTTTTTGTGACGCCACTAAGATTTGATCTCCAAATGGATCATCTAAATCCACTCTGAGTAGCTTTGATCCAATTTCAATGGCTTTTCTTGAGAATTGATGTGTGTGTGGCTCTTTTATTATCATTGAAGCAAATGTTAAATCATTCATGTCATCTCTGTATCCAAGATGATTACCTTTTGATTTCACTTCTTGGAAAGAATTTTCTCCTTCAATTATTTTATCTAGAATTTGAAAACTAGCATGTGTTGGGTCATCTTGATTTTTATTAAATAGCATGGTGAAATACATTTCACAAAGTATCTCCGAAAAATCAACAAAATCTGACCCTCCATCGACTAAAGGCCTTGGTAATTTAATCAAAGATCCACCAAAAGCATCTAAAAACATGTGAGTTTTATGATCATATGATATTGGGCCAAATTTGGTGGAACTGTACAACTTGTGTCTTTTCATTTCTTCAATGTATCTAAGACTTTTTTGAAGATAATAGAGTTGTAGTGGTGATCGAATAGCATCTGTAAATTTATCCATAGTACTTTTAAATTTAGGAAATAATGAAATTGAAGTCATGACAAGATATCTGATATTTTGAAGCATTTTTGAGGTGGATCTTCGGTCTTCTAAATATGTGAGAATTATCAATCCGAGTGAATTTGTTGTGTCAGAATTCATAAATTTAATAAGACTAGAATCTACTGCATTATCCTGAGATTGTGTTTCATCATATTCAGATCTAAATCTTTGTGATATCAATGATCCATATGCCATCATTATCTTATCATGGCACCTAATGTAATGGTCCAATCTATGAACATCACAAGACAGCCATCTTGTATAGCTAACTCCTACATCTCTGATTAATTTCTTGAATACCCAAGACCCAACAAAACTCGTGTCTGGATCTTCTAAATCATTATCAACTATTATTTTAAACCAAACAATGTTGGCCAATTCACCACACCTCAGTTTTGTTCCTGGATACAAACATATATACACACCTTTGGCCCCTGTTGGTTTAATTATATATTTGTGTCTTCTATCTCCTCTCATTGAGTTAATATTTATTTCTCTGTAAATAGTTTGACACATCTTGATGTAGGATATACCTATAGACTCCATGTTCAATATTTCTTTCATGTCTGATATTATGTCACCAGATGTCTTAAGTTTTGGTTTTTGAGAAAACAGCATAGATAAATGAAGGATGTCTGAAACATCTGTTTGTGGGTCCAAAGAATACCCATCATGTTTATTTTGTTCTTTTTTGTGCTCTTGATATCCCAATTTAATGTATTTTTTCCTGTTTGGTCCTTCAACTGCATTAACCCTATCTAATTCTGATCCTAATCTACAAACAAAAAGAAAATCTTCATTTCTGATAGGGCTTTTGTCTTTTATCTCATTCATGTGTATACGACAAGCATGACCAATGGTGTTGATTATAGCATTTGTGGATAAGACCATTTTGGAAGAAATCATTGAAACATCAAACCAATCATCTGTGGTTGTTCTCTCAGAAGAATCAATTATTTTGGTGCTGAGATATGGCAATGGTAAAACACTCCTTCTTTCAACAGAGGTTGATTGTGCTTTCATTTCTTTAATGAACATAATACTGTCAAATTCTTCTTTGGAAGCTATTTCTGGTTCAATATTTTTAGCCAATTGAAGAACATGATCAATAAATGATTCATCGGAATCATCTATTGTTGTGAAACTTGGCTTGGACAAAATATTATGAAGTTCATCATCAGAAAGAAAACACTTATTATTGTTGTTATGATGAGTTCTAATTGCATCCTCTGATGTGATTTTGAGATCAACGGGTGAATCATTAATTTCAAAGTACT